AGTAATTGAAGCTAGAAATAGTTTAGGTAATCGTGTTGAAATATCTATAGCAAATTTTGTAGAGGATATTGGAAAATATGCTGGTAAAAATGTTGATAAACAGACAACAAGTATATTTGGCAGAATTAAAAATAAACTAGGGTTGACACCTAGTACTTCAGAGCGTGCAAACCCCACTCTTGAAGACTTTGGTTATTACGTAGATAACCCAGCTAAGTGGGGAAATACAGATTGGGCAAAGAACAAACAAGCCTCTGCAGAAAAGTATGCAAAAGAAGGTGGTAAGTCAGCTCAAAAACTTTTGTCAGGTCCACAGACTGCATTTTTAGGTATCGACAATAAGAAACCTTTGTATCTTGATACTGAGTTTTTATCTACACTAAAAGGTGCTAACGACGAAGTTACGGACATGTCTAATCCAAAATATGTGGGTTTAAAAAAGTCTGTAGAAGAAGAAGGATTTATACCTGATCAAAAAGGTAATAAGATTATTATTGGTATTAACCATAAGGGTAAGGCATTTATTATGGAAGGTAACAATAGGGTTGCCATAGCAAAAGAATTTGGTGCGCCTAGTGTTAAAGCAGAAGTAAGATACTATAATGGTGCTGAAGAAGTAGATGGACCTTACTCTCCACAAAATATTTTAAAATATGCAAGTCAAGCATCAAGACAATTTGCCGAAGGAGGCGCAGTAAGTAGCATGAACGAACAAATGAGTTTTGCATTCGCAGACGGAGGTTTGCGTGACGATGGAGTGAGACAAGATCCAGTATCGGGTAATGAAGTACCTTCAGGGTCTTTGGCTAATGAGGTTAGGGATGACATTCCTGCGCAACTGTCTGAAGGGGAGTATGTAGTTCCAGCTGATGTCGTCAGATACTACGGTGTAAAATTCTTTGAAGATTTGCGTCAAGAAGCAAAAACAGGCTTGCAAGACATGGAAATGAATGGTAGAATAGGTGGTGAACCTGTTCTTGAAAGTGGTCCTGAAGGTAACGAGGATCTTACCCCAGAAGAACTAGCTGCTATCCAAGAAATGATGGGCATGTACGGAGGCGGTGCTGTTGGGGGTTTTGCTGAAGGCGGACTTCAAACTGATCAGGATATTTTGACTGCAGGTCAACAAGCCCAACAAAGACAGTTTACAGGATTCCCATTAGGTGCTACAATATTTCCTAGGGCAGATTCTGGACAAATAGAATCTGTTCCAGTAACACCTACAATTACTATTCAGGAAACTGCAGAATCTTGTGCTAGAAAAGGTATGTCTTATGACCCAGCTACACAAACTTGTGTTGCAATGCCTGTACAAGCACCTGTTCAAACTGTTAGCGATAATAATGACGGTCCACCACCAGTACCCACAGAACCAGCAAAACCTTGGTATGAAAGTGTAGATTGGACTACGACAGATATTGCAGATCCAACTGCTACTGAAAGTATCCTTCGACAAATACCTGGTGTAGGTCAAATTGTAAGCATGAGAAACATTGCTGGTCAATACGCTAAAGCCAATATTCTGGAAGCTGCTGGTGACCCTACAGCTGCAAAGCAAATTCGGGATAATATTGAAAAGTACATGGGTAAACAAGATTTAGGTACAAAAATTGCAAAAGATGCTTTTGGTAGATATGCTGATGGTGATTGGATGACTATTCAGTATTTAAACTCTATTGGTATTGAAACACCTAAAGATCTTAAGACTGAAGATGGTGGTGGTATGCCAGAGTTTATTGCAGGGTTAGCTAAAGACCCAACTAAACGTGCATTGATTGCAGGATCTATTAGTCCAGAAAGAAAAAAACTTATAGATCAATCTGTTGCAACAGAAGCAGAAAAAGCTAGAATTGCTGCGGAAAAAGCTGAAGAAGCAAAAAGAGAAGAAGCAAGAAGAGCACAACAACAAACAACAATTCAACAGATTCAACAGAGTAATCAATCTGATTCTCCAACATATGGTTATGATCCAGATCCAGAGCTAGATAATAGAAGGACCACGGCTCCTGCTAGTGCAAACAGTACATACAAATTTTCTAAAGAAAGTCCAGGTGATACATCTACACCAGGCGGTGCTGCATCTAGCTCCTACCTAGTACAAGAAGATGCTAACTTTGGACTATTAAATAAAGGCGGCTTAATGGCCAGCAAACCAAAAACTCAAACAAGACGCCAATACAAAAAAGGCGGACTCGCAGGTAAGAAATAAGGCTACCCAGCTAAAAGCTGGCCCCAACATAAGGAGAATATAATGCCTGAACTAACAGCAGTAGCAGCACCAAAGACAGCAGGTTTTGTTGACAGAGGTTATAACTACGAACGTAAACGTAAACGTATTGAAGACGAAGAGAAAGAAATTGCCCGTTTAGAGGCAGAGGCTCGTGGTGAAACAGTCGAAGAAGAATCCGATGGCGAAGGACTTGAGACAGCCCAAGTATCGGATGAGGGTAATACCGAACAAAAAGAAGCCCAAGAGGACTATGAAACATCGGAAGATGATTCAAACCTGACCCGTGAGGAAAAGTCTTTTAAAAAACGTTATGGTGATTTACGAAGACACATGCAGGAAAAAGAAAAGGAATGGAACGAAAAGTTTGAATCCTTTGAAAAACGCATGAAAAAGGAATCTATTGCTCCACCTAAATCTGATGAAGATATCGAAGAGTGGGCAAAACAGTATCCTGATGTAGCTGGTATTGTAGAAACAATCGCTGCTAAGAAAGCTCAAGAAATGTTTAGCAAAGCAGATGCTAGACTAAAAGAGTTAGATCAGGCACAATCAGAAGTACAAAGAGTAAAAGCAGAAAATCAAATTCGTAAAACTCACGAAGACTTTGACGATCTCCGAGCTTCTGATGAGTTTCACGATTGGGCTGAAGAGCAGCCTAAATGGGTACAAGATGCACTTTATGAAAACGCAGACGATCCTGCATCAGTAATACGTGTTATTGATTTGTATAAAGTAGATAAAGGCCTTACTAAAAACGCAAAGAAAGTTAAGGCTAAAGAAGCAGCTTCTACAATTACTAGACGTAGTAAAACAGACGTAGATGTAGATGATGCTAGTAACGTAATTCGTGAGTCAGAGGTAGCTAGAATGTCTGCAAAAGAATTTGAAGCTAGATCTGATGAAATTAACAAAGCTATCCGTTCGGGTAAGTTTGTTTACGATGTATCTGGCAGAGCTAGATAAAAGCTGTTGACAATAAGATAATCAACAGTATAACTATAGGAGTAGAGACAAAAGCCTCTTTATGACTACCTTTTGTCTCAATCCAATTTTCATATAAAAGTCTAAAACTAAAAAGAACTACCTGCTCAAGTATAGGCCCAGTAGGTATACGGTAGCGCAACTGTATATAAACTGCACCCTAGAAAACGATCAGCCTCTTTAAGGTGTTTAGCTTTATTAAGCCAAATATCATGGAGGATTTACTATGGCTTTTGCATCGGCATCAGGTTACACAAACCTGCCAAACGGGAACTTCTCTCCCGTAATTTATTCCAAGAAAGTACAACTTGCTTTCCGCAAGTCTACTGTCGTTGGAGACATCACAAACTCTGATTATTTCGGTGAAATCGCTAACCAAGGCGACACCGTTAAAATCATTAAAGAACCTGAAATCTCAGTTTCTGCATATGCTCGTGGCACAACAGTCACAGCACAAGATTTGCAGGATGACGATTTCTCTCTAGTCGTTGATAAGGCTAACTATTTTGCCTTCAAAATGGACGACATCGAGGAAGCCCATTCACATGTTAACTTCATGGATCTTGCGACCAACCGTGCGGCATACCGCTTGGCTGATCAGCATGACCAAGAAGTATTGGGCTATTTGTCAGGCTATAAACAGTCTGCATTGCATGGTAACGCTGACACAGTTAACACAACTGTTAACGGTACTAAAGCAAACACATCTGCTGGTTCAGATGAATTGCTTGCAGCAAACAAACTAGACATCACCGATTTCGGTAACATCACAACTTCTGGTGTTGCAGGTGACTCTATCCCAGTTGCTGCTCGTTTGCCAGGTGCAACAGCACTTCCAACAACATATGTGTCCCCAACTATGTTGGTTGCACGTATGGGCCGCTTGCTTGACCAACAAAACGTTGACAAAGCAGGTCGTTGGGTTGTTATCGATCCAGTTATGATGGAAGTCCTGATGGACGAAGATTCTCGTTTCTTAAACTCAGACTTCGGAGATTCAGGCGCTCTACGTAACGGTTTGGTAATTCCTAACTGGAACGGCTTCCGTGTATACGTTTCGAACAACCTACCATCAATCGGTACAGGTTCTTCGACAACAGGTACATCTGCACAGCAAGTCAACTACGGTGTTATCGTAGCTGGTCATGACTCTGCAGTAGCAACTGCTGAACAAATCAACAAAACTGAGTCCTATCGTGACCCAGATTCATTTGCTGACATCGTTCGTGGTATGCACCTGTACGGTCGCAAAATCCTACGCCCAGAAGCGTTGGTAAATGCACGCTATAACCTAGCGTAATGTAACTAATGAGGGGGCTGGTCAAGTACTGGCCCCCTTGTGCTTACTTTAATAAGGACATTCCCTATGGCTATTACAACGGCAATGTGCAACAGCTTCAAGCAAGAACTACTTGGGGGTGTTCACGATCTGGATACAGATACCATTAAAATTGCACTGATTAAGAGTACTCCATCTGGTACTTACGGTGCAGCTACTACAAATTACAGCAACGTTACAGTCGCATCGGATGAAGCTACAGGTACTAACTACACTACTGGTGGTAACACACTGGGAAGCCCAGTTATTTCACTGTCAGGCTCAACAGCTATTGTAGACTTTGCAGATACAACCTGGGCATCAGCTACCGTTTCAGCAGATGGTTGTATCATCTACAATGCATCTAAATCAAATGCAGCTATTGCGGTTATTGACTTTGGTGGTACTAAGACTTCTACCAACGGTGACTTTACAATTCAGCTGCCAACAGCAGATGCATCTAACGCTATCATTCGTATTGCATAAGGTTTGTACCTATGGCCCTACTTTTAAGAGATAGAGTAAAAGAAACTACAACTACATCTGGCACTGGTGATATAACACTCGGTGGTGCCGTTGAAGGTTTTCAAACTTTTGGTGCTGTACTTTCTAACTCTGATACAACTTACTATGCTATTTCTCACAGAGATGCAGATGAATGGGAAGTAGGGCTTGGTACATACGACAGCACTGCTGGAACAATATCACGTACTACAGTTCTAGAGAGTAGCAACAGTGGTTCTGCTGTTAGCTTTAGCTCTGGTACTAAAGACATCTTTATTACTTTACCTGCTGAAAAGGCTGTAGCACTAGATGCTAATGATGATTTAAGCATTGGTAATATTACTACTAGTGGGTATCTACGTGGCCCCGCTACATTTACTATTGACCCAGCAGCTTATGGTGATGCTACAGGTACACTGGTTATTTTAGGTAACCTTCAAGTAGATGGAACTACGACTACTATTAACTCTACCACTGTAACCGTAGATGATCTTAACCTTACTCTAGCATCAGGTGCAGCTAATGCAGCAGCAGCTAATGGTGCAGGTATTAGTGTTGATGGTGCATCTGCTACATTTACATACGATTCAGCTACTGACCGCTGGACTATGAATAAAGACTTAACTACTAACTTGGTAGGTAATGTTACAGGTACAGTCTCTTCCCTTAGCAATCATGACACAGGTGACCTTGCAGAAGGTAGTAACTTATACTACACCACTGCACGTTTTGATACTGCATTCTCTGGTAAGACTACTACTGATCTAACTGAGGGTACTAATCTCTACTATACATCAGCTAGGTTTGACACAGCATTCAGTGCTAAGAATACTACAGACTTAACTGAAGGTACAAACCTTTACTACACTACCACCAGAGCTAACACAGACTTCGACACTCGATTAGCTACAAAAGATACAGGTGACCTTGCAGAAGGTACTAACTTATATTATACTACAGCCAGAGTAAATACAGACATAGATACCCGTGTAACTAAAAGTTATGTGGATGCCCTTAACGTAGATGCTGATACACTTGATGGATTAAACTCTACTGACTTTGATCGTGCAGGTGATGCATTAGCTCTAGCTATAGCACTAGGATAACAATATGGCAAATACTTTTAAAAACTATACATCAGCAAGCGTAGGAACTAGTGCTACTACGGTTTATACAGTTCCTTCAGCTACCACTTCAGTTACGATTGGCTTAACCATAGCTAATACCACAGCAGCACAGATTCTAGTAGATGTACAATGTGCAGGAGTCTACGTAGTAAAAGATGCACCTATCCCAGCAGGGTCAGGTCTATCGGTGTTAGATGGTAAAATTATTTTAGAAGCTACTGATACAGTAGTTGTAACAAGTGATACAGCATCTTCAGCAGACGTTATTCTGAGTGTATTGGAGCAAACATAATGGCAGGTTATATCGGTTCAAAGGCGGTTATACTAAGCACAACTGCTGCTGATGTAACTGGCAATGCGGTAATTAATGGTGACCTTACTGTTAAAGGTACTACAGTTACCATAGACAGTGCTGCTGCCCAAGAGATTAGACTAGGTGACGACGACAAGATGACCTTTGGTGATGCCACTGGAGGTGATCTACAGATTTACCATAGTGGTAGTGTTAGTTGGGTAAAGAATACAGGGGACTTAGTTCTTCAAGGTAACGGAGTTCGAATCTTTGATAATTCTGCAGATGTGGTTGCGGATTTTGGTTCTTCAGGAGTAGGTAGCGCAGCCGCAAGACTTTTCTTTGCTCGTAGTGGTGAAAAACTCGCCACCACCAGCACAGGCGTAGACATCACGGGTACTTTGACCAGCAATAATTTACAGATAGAAGCAAGCACATCTGATCGTGGCCTTTACTGGAAACGTTCAAGCGATAACTGGACTAACGCAGAAATTCGTGTCGAGTATAATGGTGACTATGGCGGCACTATGGTTTTCGGCACTAGTCCGACAGGCTCCTTAACTACTAGCAACACTGACCGCTTAAAGATTTCTAACAACGGTGATATCAGCTTCTACGAGGACACAGGCACCACGCCAAAGTTCTTCTGGGATGCGAGTGCTGAGAGTTTGGGCATTGGGACGAGTTCGCCTAGCTTCCCACTAACAACACTTAGCGGAACGGCAAACACAGCTATAGCTCAATTCACTGGCACAGATGTTGGTAGAGGTTTGCGTATTGAAACCGCATCAACAACACGGAGTGATGACACTGCAATCCTAAACGCATCAGATGCTTTTGGTGAATTAGCATTTGAAACCAACAGCACAGAACGCATGCGGATTGACAGCAGCGGTAATGTTGGTATTGGGACAAGTTCGCCTGATGCAAACAGTGGACTGACTGTTGAAAGTTCAACTACCTCTGGTCAGATTATGATCAAGGGCAACAACGGCGGAAATGCTGGTATTGCTTTACGAGCAAGTGGGCAGACCACTAACTTTAGCATTTATGAAAATAGTGGTGCAAATCTGGTATTTCAGAAACATGCCACAGAACGCATGCGCATCGACAGCAACGGAAATGTTGGCATTGGGACAAATTCGCCAATAGAAAAGGTCACAGCAAGCGGTGCCATT